AGAATCTAAAGAAACAGTATCGGAGATGGATGATGAGTTCCACACAGGAAAATTTAGAACTTAAAAAATTAAAAAAACTTTACCATAAAACAGTAAAGATATTTGGTCCACCAGGAACTGGAAAGACTTATACTTTAATTGAAAGAGTTTTAAAAAATCATATTAGAAAAGGAGTAAGGCCTAATGAAATTGCTTATCTGTCTTTTACTAACAAAGCAGTTAATACAGCTGTTAGAAGAACTATGGAATCTTTTCCGAACTATACCACAGATGACTTCTTAAGATTTAAAACATTACATACTTATTGTAGAAGATATTTTACTGAAGAAGTTTTTGATCCAAAAGATGCAACTATTGATTTTGCATTAAACACAAAAATTATTAAAACAAGTGACCAAAGATTAGTAGATGATAATTTTATGTATAAGGATTGGTCTTTAGGAATTTATAGTAAGGCTAGGAATTTATTAATCCAACCAGAGGAAGCTTATAAGAGAGAGGGTTATAAAAAAGATTCTTTGGATATCTTCTTTAGGAAAATAAAAACTTATGAAAATTATAAACTACATGGATCCTCTAAACCTTTAATTGACTTTGATGATATGATTGAGAAGGCTATTTATTTAGACTTTCCTAAATTAAAAATATTAATATTAGATGAAGCACAAGATTGTACACCATTACAATGGTCTGTTATTTTTAAAATGGCAGATAATGTAGATCGTATTTATTTAGCAGGAGATGATGACCAGGGTATATATAAATGGAATGGCGCAGATCCAAAATATTTTACAAGCTTCTTTCCCGGTAGAAAAGTTAAACTAAGAAAGACTCAAAGATTTGGGGAAGCCATTTATAAATTTTCTCAAGTAATTAGAAGAGGAATTATTGATAGTGAAGAGAAACAATATGAGCATGGTGAAATAAATGGTTATGTTAAAAGTTATTTATCATTTAGAGAGATACCTTTTGAAAAATTAAAAGAGGATTGGTACATCTTAGGTAGAATTAATGAAGCTGTAAATGAGTTAAGAATGTTAGCTAAAGATGCAGGCCTTTACTACAAAGATAACAGAGACACTAAATGTTTTGATGTTAAACAATGGGAAGCTATTAAGTCCTGGACGGCTATTACTAAGGGTAAAAAAATAGATAAAAGACAAGCAAGAAATATGTATAAATTTATTAGAGAATTAGAAAAACCAGAGTTTAGATTAGATAAATTTTGGATGAATGAACCAGATTTAAAAGAATATAATTTTGAAGATTTAAAAGAATGGTGTGGTCTTCAATTAAAAGATGAGGATAAAACTAAACCTTGGTATTGGATATTAAGAAGAAATTTTAAACCACAACAAGTAAGACACTTTATTAGATTATTAAGAAGATACGGACAAAAAGAATTAGATAAGGATCCATTAATTACTATAGATACAATACACAGTGTTAAAGGTGGAGAGGCTAATCATGTAGTGCTCTATAGTAAAGGTAACTATCCATCTGATTATGAAACTAAAAACAAACAAGAAAAAAGTGACGAACGTAAGGTTTGGTACACTGGTGCAACTAGAGCAAGAAAAACTTTACATTTATTACGAACTGACTATAAGTATAACTACCCAATTGGGTCTGATTATTTAATTTATGTCCAGGAGAAAAATGACAAGTAAAAATATATTTGATGAAGCATTTCCACAAGATAAGCAGATAGGGGGGAATCACTACAAGCAGTTTACGATTCAACCATGGGAGTTTATTAGAAAAAATGAATTAAATCCATTACAAGCAAATGTAATTAAATATGTTTGTAGATATTTATCTAAAGGTAAACCGTTTGAGGATTTAGAAAAAATAAAACATTACTGTGATTTAGAAATAAAACATTTGAAAGACATTAAAAATAAAAAATGAAAGAAAGATACTTTGCCCCTGTAGAAGAAGTAACAAATTATATTGCAACTAAAGCTGTGGGAAAAGTTTTAGAATTGGGGCCAGGTCAGAAACCTTTTTCAAAAGCTACGCACTTCTGTGGTCATAGTGAAGAAGAGAAATCTCGTTTAGAAAATTATTCAATGTGCGACTTCTCCTCCCAAGTTTTCCCATACCAAGATAAAGAGTTTGATTTTGTTTATGCAAGACATGTAGTTGAAGATTTATATAATCCAAAACATTTCTTAAATGAATGTAAACGTATTTCTAAAGCAGGATATTTTGAAACTCCCTCGCCTTTAATAGAGACGTTTAAATTTATTGAAAGTGAAAAAAGTAATCATAAAGGTTATCATCATCATTTTAGTTTCGTCTGGTTTAGATTAAAAGAAATTAATATATTGCATAAGTATCCAATAAGTGAATATATAGAAATTAACTTAAAAAATAATGAATTTTTAAAAGATAAATTTATGTGGAATAATTACTTTTTATGGGAAGATGATTTTTTAATAACTCATTGGGAACATGAAAAGAACTTTAATACAATAAAAGATTATCCAAATCTATTAGTAAAAGCTGTAAATGAAGGGATTTATAATTCATTAAGATTCAAACAAGAGGTATTAAAAAATGTTTAAACCTTTCGAATATCATTTCAATTTTTATAAAAAATTAAAATCTTTTAATGTAACTTTAAATAACTTTGTTGATGGAGGTTGCCACCAAGGTTCATGGACAAAAAGAGTAAAAGAAATTTATCCTAATGCAAATTATTACATGATCGATGCTCAAGACATACATAAAGATGAACTTGAAAAACTAGGTAATTTTTATTGTGTAGGCTTAGGCCAAAACGATGAAGAGAGAGATTTTTATTTTGCAAAAGATAAAAATAAATCAACAGGTTCTTCATTGTATGAAGAAAACACTAATATAGAATTTGATAAAAGGAAAATACAAGTTAAAAAACTATCTAGTGTAATTCCTGATCAAAACTACGATGTAATAAAACTAGATTTACAAGGTGCTGAATTAGAAGTTATTGAAGGATCCTTAGATTTATTTGAAAAAACAAAGTGGGTACAGTTAGAATGTCCTGTTTATCATAACAATAAAGGGGCTCCTTTTTTTGAACATTATATTAACTACATGGCTAATTGTAATTTTAAAGTATTTGATATTGATAATGTTTTTTTAAATGGAAAATTAATGGGTATCGATTTTATTTTTAACAACCAAACCCTTCCTCAAGTTAGTTCGTTAGAGGGAGAAATTCACTATGAGGAAACAAAATGAGCTTACAATTAGTATTTAATATGAAGAAAAATATGTGGTCAGCTCCAAATGAATTTAAAGATTTGTCTGGTTATTCTGAAATAGCTATCGATTTAGAAACTAGAGATGATGGTATTAATGAAAGACTTGGAGCAGGTTGGGCTTTTGGTAAAGGAGAGATTGTAGGATTTGCTGTTGCTGTAGAGGGTTGGCAAGGTTATTTTCCTTTTGGTCATTTTGGTGGAGGTAATTTAATACCTGAACAAGTTAAACAATATATGAAAGATGTTTGTTCTTTACCTGCAACTAAAATATTTCATAACGCACAATACGATATTGGTTGGTTAAAAGCTTCTGGTATTGAAGTCAAAGGTAAAATTGTAGATACCATGATTGCGGCAGCATTGATAAATGAAAATAGATGGAGTTATTCTTTAAATGCTTTAGCGATTGATTATTTAGGAGAAGTAAAAGCTGAAGCAGATTTAAAAGAGGCAGCGGCCTCGCATGGTGTAGATGCTAAAGCGGAAATGTGGAAGTTACCTGCTGAACATGTTGGTCATTACGCGGAACAAGATGCACGGCTCACGCTCCTTTTATGGCAACGATTTAAAGCTGAGATAAGAACTCAATCTTTAGAAACTATTTTTGAGTTAGAATCGAATCTATTACCCATACTTATTAAAATGAGATTTAAAGGTATTGATGTTGATCTAGAGAAAGCTGAATTATTAAAAAAAGAATTTGTAGACCAAGAAAAAATATTACTACAAAAAATAAAAAAACTAACGGGTAAAGATATAGATATATGGGCTGCTCGACAAATTGGCGAAGCGTTCGATAAACTTGGTATAGAGTATCCAAGAACTGAAAAAACCAACGAACCATCTTTTACTCAAAATTATTTATTTAATTCTCCTCATGAAATTTCAAAACTTATAGTACAGGCTAGGGAAGTAAACAAGTTCCACGGCACATTCCTAACAGGTATTACTAAATATTCTAATAATGGAAAAATACATGCTGAAATTAATCAACTTAGATCAGATAATGGTGGTACTGTATCAGGTAGACTATCCATGTCTAACCCTAATTTACAGCAAATTCCTGCTAGAAATAAGGATTTCGGGCCTAAGATAAGGGGTTTATTTGTGCCATCTGACGGCCATAGATGGGGTTCTTTTGACTATTCTCAGCAAGAGCCTAGGTTGGTAGTACATTATGCGTCTTCTATTGGTGAGGGCTATGAGGGTTCTAATGAGTTAGTACAGGCTTATGCTAATGCTAGTGCAGATTTTCACCAAACGGTAGCTGATTTGGTAGGTATAGATCGTAAACAAGCTAAAACTATTGGATTAGGTCTAATGTATGGAATGGGTAAAAATAAATTAGCTAATTCTTTAGGATTAGATCGAGAAGAAGGAGATAGGATTATATCAAAATATAATCGGAAAGTACCTTTTGTTAAATTACTTTCTGATCGATGTATGAAAAAAGCTGATGAAGAGGGAGTAATAAGAACTAAGCTTGGTAGAAAATGTAGATTCGATATGTGGGAACCAAAAGATTGGGGACTATGGACTAGTGAAACTTTTGAAAACGCTGTCGCTAAATATGGAAAAGATAATATTAAAAGAGCAGGAACATACAAAGCATTAAATAGATTAATACAAGGATCGGCTGCTGACCAAACTAAACTTGCAATCGTTGAATGTTACAAAGAAGGTTATCTACCTAAATTACAAATACATGATGAGTTATGTTTTGATGTTGCATCAGAAGAAGATGAAAAAAATATTCAAAAGATAATGGAGAATTGCATGGAATTAAAAGTTCCATCAGTAGTTGATAAAGCTATAGGAAACAATTGGGGCGAAACTTCTTAATTGACAATTATTTAAAATTTTTATAATTTAATTTTGTTTTATAGACAAGTACCTCAAGGTTTATTAACTGGTTCAAATCTTGAGGTGCTAAAAAAAATGAATAGCACTTGTAAAATTTGTAATAACACAGCTCACCTCATTGATGAAAAAGAATATTTTTGTGCAGGGTGTATGATGAAAATAATAAAGCGACAAATACCCCGTAACAGTAAACCTGTTTTGAAAAAAAGAATTACCAAAAAAACTAACTAACCGTTAGCTACTAAATCGTTTTGATCTGGTTGGTAATCTTTGTGTGCGAGTCTACATATCTCTACGTCAGCCATGACCATTTTTTTTCTGACTCGTCTTATTTCTTCTTCGATGGGTTTCATGTCAACTGTAACTCTACCTTCAATAAGGTATTTATTGTTCCACTTGTTCTCTAGCTCCATCTTCTTGGCCAACAGCTCTTTGTTTGCTTCTGGGCTCATAGTTTATCTCCTCATAGAAAAAGTATAAATAATCTGGTCTATAAACTTCTTCATCTTCAACCGAATAGTTTCCTTTTTCTAATTCGTTTATGAAGTCATCTTGTATCTTGTCGTCATTTTGTCTTTTAAATTCTGAGACAATCAGATATCCTCCTTGACGACATTGGACACGATAAGCCTTCATGAGATAATATACACTAGTTTATGCGGGTGTGTCAACTTTTTTTGTTGATTGACATTGTATCTCCAAACCAACAATAAATAAGTTTTTTTCATATAATTTTATTTCTAAATCTTCGTGAAATTGCTTTGCCCTAGTAACACATTTTTCTTTATTTTCATAGTAAATTTTAGGTTCTTCCCAAAAATTAAGGCATTTAACATTTGTAGGGTTATCAAAAGGAGCTACACAAATGAATCCAAGTAATAAAAAATATTCTATCATTCTATAAGAATATCACACAAAAATTTATATTGATATCTATCGTCTTTTAAGATAATAGGTGGGAAATCAAAGGAGTAATTATGGATATCAATAAATGGAAATCCGTTGCAGTTAGAAAAGACGACTACGAAGTTTTAAAAGCTATCTCTAAAAATAAATTTAGAGCACCAGCATCTATGATCAGTAAACTCGTCAATGATTATGTAGTTTATCAAGCTAAAAAAGAAAAGACTAGTCCTGATAACTATAGAAAAAAACTTTTAAACGGAAAATCTTAAATTTACCACGATAATTATTAAGTATCTTCTGAGAAGATAACTCAGAAGAGCTTAATAACAATTACTTGTAATTTCACATAAAATCTAATATTAGTTGAAGATTGACATAAATTTTTGTGTCAAGGACTTTAAACTATGAATAATAAACATTACAATAGAGCTATGTCTTATAAATTTGACGATCTTTTGGACGATGGTAACATTAAAGACTTTGAAAAAAAAGTCGCTACTTACAGTCGTGAAGAAATAAATGAACTCATGCACGAAATTCATAACGATACTGAATTTCTAATGGACTCTTACGCTCCCCCAAGGCTAATTAGGTACTATCATGAGCTATTATCAAGACTTATTAAAACTTATGGGCATTAATTTTGCGACCGAAATGGTCAAGCAAGATAAATCAAGCGAAATTAAACTTTGGAGAGCGGTCATCAATAATGCTTTAGGCGATGTTACAATTAATTTATCCGACCGAAAATCATCAATTCAAAAAATGCAAGTACACCATTGGATCATGAACAATGATAATGACTTTCAACAAGTTTGTTATTACGCTGACCTTGAACCTTCAAATGTACGATTACAATATATCCGAGCTATTAAAAAAGGAAAAATAAAATTTACAGATCGACAAATTAAATGGAAAAAATATTACGATAATTTTCAATTACTAAAATATGAGGAAGATAAAGAAGAAAGAAAAAGACTAAGAAAAATTGTTGAATACTTACGAAAACTTGTTTCAGATTCCTCTAATAAATTTATTAATCCTTTAGAACTTTAATACTAGGGGCAGTCTCCCGCCCCGTAGTACCTGTTATAACAACCAATAGAAAGGGAGTAGCTATGAAAAAAACTACTACATTTATAAAATAGCACGAGTATTGATTAAATGCAACAATTAAATTAAAAAGGGTAGAACAGATACCCCTACCTATTCTACCCTATAGCTCAAGCGTCCTCACATGAGGGCATTAGAACCATGAGCGTTGTGACCATGAATCACGGCTCACGGGACTAAATCTTTTTCATCTTTTTCTTTAAGCCTATCTCTTTCGCCACGCCACATTGTATCTAATAATGCTTGGGGACTCGAATAAGCTATTTTAGTATGAATCTTTTTAATTTCGTCTTTGTCTTTTGTAAGGAATTCGATTGTACCTGTTTTCCAATCAACTTTTATTTTACCTTTAGTTTCATATTCCTTAACTAATTGTTTCGTTTTTTCCATGCTCATATAATTATTACCAATGTAAAAAATATAAGCAATCCAAAAATTGTATAATCGTGATTATTCATTTTATCCTATTTGTTATTTGTTTTTCGTTTATTTTCCTGTATAATATTGTACGCATTTTCCATAGCGGACTTCATCATATTTGATTGATTAAAGCGTTTTACTTCTACATCAATTACATTAAATAAATTCTCTAACGCTTGGAATGTCCGTTCGCTTAAAATATTATTTTTAGTTTCTTTAACTAACTCTTGTTGTTTCTTGGTGAGAACATCAATAATTTGGTGATGTTCCTCTACATCTTTTTTATTTACAACCATTTACCCTACCTTTCGTTTTAGTTGTATCACATTATTTTCTTTTTTAAATAATAATTTTGGTTTACTAAACAAAATTTCACATTTTTCTAACAAATCATGTTCAGCTAAACCTATATTTTTATAACTATAGACATAAGAAGTCCTAGTATCATCAATCCAAAAAGTTTCATGATTCTCTTTCATTAAAACCTCATGTAAGTTATTTTTAAAATGATGGGCTAACCTTTGCATATCATTCATCTTTTGAAAGTCAGAAGTGTAATAACTTCTATAATCAAAATATTCGTAATCTCCATCTTGTATTTGAAATACAACCAA